GGGGGGGCGTCGCCTAACCATCATGTAGTAAGCTATGATACCAATATCCAATAGCGACGCCAAGCAGATTGTTCGCATCCTCGAGACCCTAATCGGCCTATCCCTTGGAGGTGGGAGTCGGGGCGCAAACGCGAGGCGAATGGCTAAGATAGTCTCCATAAAGCTACGACGTAAACTGGAGGATAAATCACGGCCTGGGTGATTGAAATTTAATCACTATCTTTAACCCGTTGTTTGGCTATTGATGCTTAGGTATTGTGAAGTGGATAGAGCCTCGGACGGGATAAACGGGCAGCCATAAGCCCGCCAACCATCCGAGGCTCTTCTCATTTACAACGCCTCGGCACAACAGCGACAGACAACGGCCACGAACAGATAGCAAACGACACAGAACAATGGCACGACCAACACGACAGACGGTGGACTTCTTCCTTCACTACTGCAAGGGCGGGAAAACGCTCTACATACTCGAAGGAAAATACGGGAACGACGGGTACGCCTTTTGGTTTAAGCTCCTCGAACTTCTCGGAGAGAGTGAAGGGCACTTTTACTCCTGTAAAAACTCGGTTGAGTGGGAGTTTCTGTTAGCAAAAACTCGCACCAGCGGGGAAACTGCAAGCAGTATCATCGATACTCTAATAGATCTCGGCAAAGTGGATGCCGAATTGTGGCGTGAGGGGCGAATTATATGGATCGAGAACTTCGTAAAGTACCTCTCCGAGGTTTACAAGCGTCGCAAAACCGACCTACCTCAAAAACCTACACTCAACGCGGAAACCGAGTTAATGTATGCAGAAACCACCATTACCGACGACAGAAATGCAATTAAGTCGGATTTCAGTAAGCAGAAACACGACAGAGTAGAGAAGAGTAGAGTAGAGAAGAGTAGAGAAGAGAGAACTCTCCACGCACATGCGTGCGAGGAGGTCGTGGCGGCTTGAAACGAGATACTGGGGGATCGCCTGCAGGTCGTGAAGAAGCTCACCGACGAACGGCGCAAGAAGATCCGACTACGCCTCGGCGAGCTCTCGAAGGATAGCGAGGAGGCGGTGCGACAGATGCGCACACTCTTCGAGCGCGTCGGGCAGTCGTCCTTCCTACTCGGCGCTAACTCCCAGGGCTGGGTGGCCTCCTTCGACTGGCTTCTCGGCTCATCGGCAAACGTCGTGAAGGTGCTGGAGGGAAACTACGACAACAACCGCTCGGCGAAGGCAGCGCACACGACAACGACCACGGCGCAGGGTGTGACACTCGGCGTCGACGAGCGTATCGACCCGACGACGGGGCGACGCACCTACGGCTCGGGCTTGGCGACGATACCCACCGACGCCCCCGCTCGACCCTCGGCGCGCCATCAGTGGGACGCCTCCTCGAAGGCGTGGATCTTAATCTAACCTAACGGCGGAGATCAACGATGAAGCAACAAATACCCGTTTTTGCCCACACAATCGCCGCGTGTCGGCTTCAAACCATCGGAACGGACACTTATACCACCCGCACAAAAATCGACGCTTAGAGAGCGATTATGGAAGTCAAGCATAAAGACTACGCCGAGTTCGGCATCGACGTGCCCTACGGCCGTCGGTCGGGGAAGATCAAGACGATCTGCCCCCAGTGCCACGACCTGCGAAGCAATAAACGAGATAAGAGCCTCTCCGTAGACCTCGATAAGGGCGTATGGCACTGCCACTACTGCAACTGGTCGGGGACGAACGAGGTACGCGTCAAGGATGACTGGACGCAAAAAAGTATGACAAGAAAAGACGACTGGCAGCAGCGCTCCACGATCCGAAAGCAGAAGAAGGTGTACAAGCTACCCACGGCGCAGGCCACCGAGGAGCAACGCCATCAGGTCGGCGCAAAGGCGCTGGCGTGGTTTGCCTCCCGAGGCATCAGCGAGCAGACACTCCGAGCGCTCAACGTGACCGAGGGTATGGAGTGGATGCCACAGACGGGGAAGCCCGAGAACACCGTGCAGTTCAACTACTACCGAGGCGAGGAGTTGGTGAACGTCAAGTATCGCACGGGGCGCAAAGAGTTTAAGCTCGTATCGGGCGCGGAACTCCTCCCCTACAACATCAACGCCATCGGAGGAACGCCCGAGTGCGTCATCACCGAGGGCGAAATGGACGCCCTTAGCTTCGTTGAATGCGGACGCGCCGACGTCGTCAGCGTCCCCAACGGCGCTAACGCTAACCTCGACTACCTCGACGACTACCTCGAGCAGTACTTCGACGATAAGGAGGTGATCTATATAGCCGTCGACACCGACACTAAGGGCGTCGTCCTGCGCGACGAGCTGATGCGCCGCTTCGGCGTCGAACGCTGCCGCGTCGTCGAGTACGGCGAAGGGTGCAAGGACGCCAACGAGCACCTCATCAAGTACGGCAAAGCCTCGCTCCTGCAGTGTCTCGCCGACGCCCCCGAGACGGCTATCGATGGGGTATTCACCGTTACCGACTTCGAGGGATCGCTCGACGCCCTCTACGAACACGGCTGGCAGCAGGGGCAGACCATCGGACACCCAAACTTCGACGCGCTATGCTCCTTCGAAACGAAGCGCCTCTGCATCGTGACGGGCATCCCAGGATCGGGGAAGTCGGAGTTCATCGACGAGATCGCCGAGCGCCTAAACGTCCGCTACGGCTGGAAGTTCGCCTACTTCTCCCCCGAGAATGCCCCCCTCGCCTACCACGCCTCGAAGCTCATCGAGAAGTACACGGGTAAACGCTTCTCCAAATCGAGCCTCTCGGGCGTCGAGTACAAGCGCGTCAAGGAGCATATCGAGAGTAACTTCTTCTTCATCTCCCCGACCGACAGCTTCAAGGTCGACAACATCCTCGAGAAGGCTAAATCACTCGTACGACGCAAAGGCATTAAGGCGCTCGTCATCGACCCGTACAACCGCCTCGAGAGCGAGCAGGGGACACGCAGCGAGACGCAGTACATCTCCGAGCTGCTCGACAAGCTCACAAACTTCGCCCAGCGTAACGATCTCCTCGTGATCCTAATGGCGCACCCGACGAAGCAGCCACGAAACAAGGACGGCATCATCGAAGCCCCCACCCTCTACGACATCAGCGGCTCGGCGAACTTCTTTAACAAGGCCGACTTCGGGATAGTAGTACACCGCAACCGCATCGCTAACAACGTCGAGGTACACGTGCAAAAGGTCAAGTTCAGACACCTCGGTACGTGCGGTACGGCCTACTTCCATTACAACCTCATCAACGGCCGCTACGTCCCCTACGTGCAAGACGTCCTACCCGAGTGGGACAACGACAGCCACCTCGACATCATCGACAAGCGCAACGCCGACGAAGCAAAGGCCTCGACGGCTATCCCCTTCGATCCCTCCGACGACGAGGACGACGATCCCCTCCTCCGCACCACGGGACTATCCGACTGGGAGACCGACGGCGACCGCCCGCCCCTTCCCTTCTAACTCGCTAATACAGAACGGGTACAGATAGAACATAATCGCTAATCACTAATAATCAGCTAATTATGAGCGAAATTACACCTACTAACAGCACGCCCCTTAACATTTCGGGTATCGTCCTTAACATCCTCCCCCTGCAGTCGGGGACGAGTAAGGCGGGCAACCAGTGGCAAAAGCAGGACTTCATCCTCGAGACGGGGGGGCAGTACCCCCGCAAGGTCTGCATCTGCCTCTTCGGCGACAACGTCGCGAAGTTCCCCCTGCAGGTCGGGCAGTCGGTGACGGCGTCCGTGGACATCGAGAGCCGCGAGTTTAACGCCCGCTGGTACACCGACGTCCGCGCGTGGAACGTCGTCTATAACGCCCAGCAGCAGGGCGCACCAGCGCCAGCACCCACGGTCACCGCACCGACGGCACAGCCCGCACCAACTCCAGCCAAGGGCGCGACGGCACAAGCGCCAGCGGGCACGCCTGCAGCCGCCGACGATCTCCCCTTCTAAGCTCGCCACAATGAGGATTAAAAAGACCCCAACGGGGACAACGGAGAAGAAGCCCAACCCCCTCTATCGACCTTCGGCGCGACGAAAGGAGCGAGTAGCCGACGAGGTGATCCGATGGATCGTAGATAACGCCCTCGACGAGGACTGCAATACGACGATAGAGTGCCTCTGCATCGAGGCCGTGCGTCACTTCGCCCTCACGTACACGGCTAAGAGCCTGCAGGCCTACCTCCGCACCGCGCCGTACTACCGCGAGAACATGGCACAGATCCGCGCTAACCAGCTCGAACTACGACGCGAGCGATCTATGCAGTTCCACAACTCCGACGCTATCATCTTTTGGCCGACGTGGAAGCTCGTAGAGCGAGGCTACCTCGTCAAGGGCTAACCACCACGCCACACAAAGCAAGCACCCTCCCCGCCGACGACGTGGGGAGGGGCTACCAACCACCACACCACCACCACAGATAACGAAATGAATACACTCGATACACAGATAGGCGGCACGCACTACACAGATCTACCGCACCAGCCACTCGACCTCATCGCAGGCCTTGACCTCGACTTCTTTCAGGGGAACGTCGTCAAGTACCTCACGCGCTACCCGTACAAGGGCGACCCTGTGAGCGACCTACAAAAGGCCGCCGACTACTGCCGTAAGGCGCACGCCTTCCTCTATTACCGACAACTCACCGACGACTACCGAACGCGCGCCACCTACGGCGTCGAGGCACACTGCGAGGCTAACGGCCTGCCCGACAAGGTCGCCGAGGCTATGCTGAAAGCCATCCTCTACCAGTGGCGCGAGGCGGCGAAGCTCATCCACGAGCTACTCGACTGCGAGCTACTCAACATCGTCGACGAGGAGAAGCGCTATAACAGCGTCGGCGAAGGTGCCTTCTACACGGCCGCCGATGGCGACCTCGTCCTCGGCGCGACGTACAGCGACGAGGGGAGGTATCGCATCACGGAGGAGCGCGGGCAGTACGCCGTGATACGCACGGTGCGCGGGCATACCATCCTCAAGGGACGCTACCCAACGATCGACGAGGCTAAGGAGGGCGTTATCGCCCATCGTGAGGCCGACCTCGAGGCGAGGATCGCACACCTCACCGCCGAACTCGAACGCTCGCGAACGAGCCACCCTATCAAGTAGACCAGCAATGGCAAAGACCAAGACCAACAAATCGAAGGCCTCCGACATCGCCACGAGTGACCTATTCACGGCGCTCTGTCGGAGCGACCTGCGCGTCGCCTGCGTCCGTGAGCTGAAATTCCACCCCGTGCGTCGCTGGCGCTTCGACTACGCCATACCCGAGCATAAGATAGCCGTCGAGGTAGAGGGTGGTGTGTGGACGCAGGGACGACACACGCGCCCCCGTGGCTTCCTCGGCGATATGGA